AGTTTTACTTTAACATTACCAAGTGCTGCAACAGGCACTGCAACAGGGGGAGGATTTAATTGTGTTATTAGTCCTCTTAATATAGAGAGTTTATAATGTCAGGAGTTAAAAAATACGATTATACCACACTAAAACAAGCCATCATGGATTATACTGAAGTTAGTTCTGATGTTTTTACAACTACTATTTTAGATGGTTTTATAATGAGTGCTGAATTTAGAATCTATCAAGAGCTTCCTATGGACTCTGCGAGATTTGTCCAAGAAGGTACACTAGCTGCAAACGATAATACTATTAATGCGCCAGCAGGATGTCTCTTTGTTAGAGGAGTTGAAGTCTTTGAATCTACAGCTAATACTGAAGGTAATGGAAAATGGTTAGAGAAAAAAGACCAGACTTACCTGTCAGAATTTGTAGACAGAAAATATGGTCCTGAAGGAACTATTCAATCTCCTACAGATACTACTAATTCAGTGACAGGATTCCCTAAATATTACGCTATGTTTGGGGGTGCTGACAATACTACAGATACTTCATCTGGAGGGATGTATATAGCCCCTACACCTGACGCTAATTACAAGTTTAGAATCTATTATAACAAAATGCCTAATGGTCTTGGATCTGGGACTGGTTATAATAACAATACTTATTTAAGTACTTATTTCCCACAAGGGCTCTTATATGCCTGTTTGGTAGAGGCATTTGGATTTTTAAAAGGTCCAATGGATATGTTGACATTATACGAACAAAAGTATAAAAATACTATACAACAGTTTGCAGGAATGCAACTTGGAAGACGAAGACGAGACGATTATACTGACGGAACAGTTAGAATAAAAGTTAACTCGCCGTCTCCATAATGAGGAGAAAATTTTATGGCTAATACATCAGCAATTTGTAACTCTTTCAAACAAGAGATATTAGTAGCGACACACAATTTTACAGCTTCGACTGGTAATACTTTTAACATAGCTTTATATGATTCAGATGCAACTTTAGGTGCAAGCACAACAGCTTATGCTACTTCTGAAGAAATAACTGGAACTGGTTATACTGCTGGAGGAAAAGCTTTAACAAGTGTTACTCCTGCTCTAGATTCATCAACAGCAGTATGCGACTTTGGAGATGTTTCTTGGACGTCTTCAACATTCACAGCGAATGCATGTTTAATTTATAACACTAATGCATCTAACAAAGCAGTTTGTTCTGTTGCATTCGGTGGAGACAAGTCTGTTTCTTCTGGAACTTTCACAATTCAATTCCCTGCGGCAGCAGCTACTACAGCTATAGTTCGTATAGCCTAAGGAGTAAATCCTTATGGCCGACTTAACAGTCATCCTAACAGGCCAACAGGCCATTACTAATCCAACTACATGGGGAACCAGTTCTCAATATGGTCAAGGTTATTGGGGTACAGGTGGAGATATTTTAAATGTATCCGCATTTAATGCAGAGGGTTGGGGTCGTCTTAATTGGGGCCAAGCTGATTGGGATGATTCAAATACTGTAGATCAAGGATGGGGACGTTTAACCTGGGGTGGTGAACCCTATGGTGATTCGCCCTATGTATTACTTTCTGGCGTATCCGCTACAGCTTCAGTTGGCGCACCAACAGTAGAAATTAGACCTGGTTGGGGTACTCTTAACTGGGGTGAAAACGGTTGGGGTAGTGTTGAAGAAGGAATTGAAAATTTAATTGGTGTTGGAGCAACATCTAGTGTTGGATCACTTACACTTGAAATAGGTGTGCCATTAACAGGAGTATCTGCAACAGCATCAGTTCCAGATCAATTAGATATCCCACAATTAATTACAGGTGTATCAGCCACAGCTTCAGAAGGTCAATTAAATTTAAATGATGGTGCTGATCATGTTCAAGGTTTAGCAACTTTAGTAGCAACAACTGCAGTGGGGTCAAGTACTCCTGCTGATGTAGTTGGACTTGTTGGAGTATCAGTAACAGCTAGTGTAGGACCAGATTTAGTTATAACAGATACTCAAATAGTAGATCTTCAAGGTCTTGCTGCTGGAGGAACATCAAGTGTAGGAGCCATAGTTCCAGATGGGATGGCTTTAGGTATTTCTGGTGTTTCTTCTACTTCTGCAGTAGGCTCAATTAGCCCTGCAGATGTTATAGGATTGACAGGAGTATCAGCAACTGTTAGTGTAGGAAATGTTGCACCGTTAGGATATCAAGATATTGATATTGATGGAAATACAAGTTATAATGATGTTGACGTGAGCGGAAATACATCATATACAGATGTAACGCACGCAGCTTAGGAGAAAAAAATTATGGCATCAACATATACGGCACTTGGTGTAGAACTTATGGTAACTGGCGAAAATGCCGGTACTTGGGGAACAAAAACTAATACAAATTTACAAATTATTGAACAAATTTCAGGTGGGTTTTCTGCACAATCAATAGCAGGTGGTGCACAAACTACAGATCTTTCAGTTTCTGATGGATCAACTGGAGCAGTTATGGCTCACAGAATGATTGAGTTTACAGGTACTATTACTGGAAACCAAATCGTAACAATTCCTTTAGATGCACAAACATTTTATTTTTTAAGAAATTCAACATCAGGTGCTTATACAGTACAATTTAAATATATTACTGGTTCAGGAGATACATTTACTTTTGGTGCAACAGACAAAGGTGATCAACTTGTATTTGCTACTGGAAATGATGGAACTAACCCAGACATTTATACTTTAGGTTTTGGAGATGGAGATGTAACTCTTACAGGCACACAAACTTTAACCAACAAAACTTTAACATCTCCTAAAATTGGTACTTCTATTTTAGATACTAATGGAAATGAATTAGCTCTTTTAACAGCTACAGGTTCCGCAGTTAACGAATTTACAATCGCAAACGCTGCAACAGGTAATGGACCAACTCTTTCATCAACAGGTGAAACTAATGTTGATATAAATATTAACCCTAAAGGATCTGGTGTTCTTAAATCAGGAAGTGCTGCAGTTAAAATTGCAGGCACAGAAACTATATGGATTCCAGCACAAGCAATGTACGCAGCTACAACTAATGGAGCTGAAGCAGCTCAAGCTGAAACAACAGCAACAAGACCCGATTTAAAAGTTTTAGATTTTGATGCAAGTACAGCAGAATATGCACAGTTTGCTATTGCGATGCCTAAATCATGGAATTTAGGTACAGTAACATATCAAGTTTTTTGGAGTCCAAGTAATACTAATACAGGAAACTGTATTTTTGGTCTTCAAGGCTTAGCATGTACTGAAGGCGATACAGCTGATGCAGTTTTTGGAACAGCAATAGAAGTTACAGATGCTGGAATTGGAACTGTAGAAGATGTACAAATGACTTCAGTTAGTTCTGCAATGACAATTGCAGGATCTCCGGCTGACGATGATCAATGTTTTTTTCAATTATATAGGGATGCAAATGATGGTAGTGATACCTTTACAGGTGATGCACGAGTACTAGGAATTAAATTATTCTATACAACTGACGCTGCTAACGACGCATAAGGAATAGAATATGAGAGATCATAAAATAAATATTCTCCAAGGCGGTAGTGGAGAAAAAAGTTCAAAAATAAATAAATCAAGAGGAAAAAGTTTTGGTTTTCAAATCTTAGGATTTGGATCAGGCGCAGGTGGCTTAGCACCTAATCCATTTACAGCAGACTATTTAATGGTTGCTGGAGGAGGATCAGGAAGAGGCGGAATCGGCGGCGGAGGCGGCGGAGGCGGATTGCTATATTCATATTGTAATTCGTGTGCAGCTGGACTAGCTCTGGACTCAGGAACTTATGATATTACAATTGGAGCTGGTGGAACAGCAGGAGTAGGAACTGACACAACAATTGCTACACAAGCGGGCGCACTCGCACCACTTTGTAAAACAGCGACTAGAGGGGGACATGGACAGCCATGTAGCCCTACACTTAGAAATGGAGGATCAGGAGCAGGTGGAGGACACCAAGGATCCGGAGGTTCTGGAAACACTCCTCCAATAGCAACATGTGCCGGAGGACCACAAGGAAATAATGGTGGTGGTGGATCTGGATATGCGGCATCTGGAGGCGGAGGCCGAGGTGGAACTGGAGTAGCTTCTTCAGGACCAGGCGGAGCTGGTGGAACTGGGGGAGTAGGTTTAACAGTAAGCATTGATAATAGTCCAAGACAATACGCCGGAGGTGGCGGAGGTGGAGCATATAATCCGGGATCAGCAGGAGGAGGTAGCCCTTGTGGATCTGGTGGAGCAGGAATTCCAGGAACTGGACCAGGTAGTGCAAGTGGACCTAATAATGGAGCCGTAAACCGAGGTGGTGGCGGTGGAGGAAACGGTGAAAGTGCACCTACGAGTGCACCTAAAGTTGGAAGTGGTGGATCAGGTATAGTTATTTTAAGATATCCAAATTCTATTTGTGCTACGATCGCACCTTGTACGAACACTATAGCATGTGCGCCAGGCAGTACAAAAGTAGCGACATTTACAGTAACTGGAACTTTAGAAATCTAACTCGAGATTGACAATTTTTTGTTAAATGTTATATCTTTTATATAAAGGTATATGAATCTATTTAATTATTACTGGTTTTATCAATCTGTTATCCCTTCACGTATTTGTGATGACATTGTAAAATATGGAC